TCCCGTCCTCTTTTCGGTAGATAAGATCATTGTTTCTTTCGCTAATGTAAGACTCTCGTTTTACCTTCGTCTCACTCCCGTTTAACAAAATCAAAAACCAAATTCCTACTGGCGGCAGGAATGTAGGATCGTTCCAGTGCATAAGTCACCTCTTACTGATTTATGCAAACAAACCAAAGCCTGGTCTGCCGCTTGATTTAGATTTAATTTGTTTTTTTTCTTCGAGTTCTTCTTTTTTGCCTGACTCTTTAAGTAATTCAGAAAAGTAAAGCCAAAGATCAGGAATGCTCGTATTAATCCCAAAATCATCGTCATTAATCCAGGGAAACATGGCGGTTATAACCTCTTTGAATGCAGAAGCACCTGAGTAAACAAAGTTTGCGCGTTCTGAGTCTCGAAGTTTAACCAAAAAAGTATCAGCACTATCATCCGAGGTTATAGGCTTAAACAAAACGAAATGCTCGGAGCCAACTTCAATAAACCCATCGATAGTGCAAACTGCATTAAAGGTTGCCCCAGATTTCTTAAGTAGTAAGCCGCGATCTTCCAAAAAGCAATCGAACATCCCCTCTGTAACTCTACATAGGGTCAAATCGTCAAATATATTTTTAGAAAGCTCTTTGCTCAAAAACTCATACGCGGCAATGACATCATCGAAGCTCGCACTCATGACAGCGCTCCCAACTCATCTACCATCGTAGAGAAGCCTTCTGATTTGCGGATCGTGACCGACTGAGTAATCCAATCGTTCATATCATTGTGTGAGATCAACAATACCGTTCCACGCTCTTTAGCTTTCTCATTAAGAACGCCCATCAAACGCTCTAAGCCTGTCGTATCAAGTGCGTCATCGATTTCATCCATAACCAATAAATCAATCGGCTTAGACGCTCGTGTTGCAACCAAATCCTGCATAGCCAGGTAACAAGACAAACGAACCTTGCGCTTCTCCCCGCCTGATAACCCGCCAAATGATTTCGCACCCGTAAGACTTTCAACCTCAATAGAGAATTTCTCACGTAGATCACCCTTTGCGGTCTTACTTAGCGTTGACCAGGTGGCAGAAATATTTCCATCAGAAAGAAGTGACAGGTATTGAGAGGTCTGCTCGTTAAGGAATGGCGTCACGGTATCAAGAATGTGCGCTCGAATGCCCGCTGGACTGAAGATTCTTGCGGTCTCTTCCGCAATTTCCAACGCCTCTTCAGTTTTCAGGATCTTAGTTTCAGCCTCTTCTAACTGCCCTTTTGCTGCTCGTAACCTGTCAGCGCCAGTCTTTAGAGATTTCTTATGAGGATTCTCTTCTTTGGTTAGCTTTTCAATGCTGGCCTTCGACAGATCCAGTTTTTCCGCAAGCTTGTCGGTTGCTCGTTCGTAGTCAGCCAACTCTTTAATTTTCGCTTCCTTAGAGCGAATCTCAGCGTTGGCTTCAGAAACATCTGTCATTCCTTTCTTAAAGTCCGAAACGATCTCACCGAGTTCCTCAAGCTGCTTCTTGCGTCCGTCTAGTCGTTCCTTTTCAAGTTTCAATTCCTCAACAGAGGATCTAAGCAGTTCGGTGCGCTTTTCGATAACTTCAGCCACTTCACTTTCGTCCATAGGCTTGCCACACTCTTTGCAAGGTGTTCCTATCGCACTCTTAAGACTTTTGATTTCATCTTTGATAACACCGGCATCACGTTTGTTCTTTTCGTAAGATAGCTGTTCTGTCTCGCTCAGAGCATTTAATCGAACCAATTTGGAGTTCAGATCCTCTAGCTCTCTGGCTTCATCATCGACAGCCTCAATCTGCTTAGATAATTCTTCGACTTGCCCTTCAAGTTCTGCCATCTCTTTTGAAACGTCACCTCGTTCTGCATGGGCAACAGCAATCTTTCCATCCAATTCCTTGGCGGCTTCAATCATTTCTTTTTGTTTAATTGACCAGGCTTCAGCCTCTAATTTCAAATCTTTAATGAGTCCTGCCAACGTTTCAAGATTGGCTTTCTTTGAGTCAACCTCTAATTGGGACTTGGTGTGATCACCCTTAGCAGCAGTAACCTTTGACAGGGCAATCTTGTGGGCATCTTGTAAACGATCAATGCCAGCGGCCTCTTCGATCAAGGTCTTTAACTCTTTGTCCGTCATGTTCGGAAAATCAGGCATCGACTCTTGGCCAGAGTAAACAGCATTTTTAAATACCGTTTCAGAGCACCCAAGAATTTTATTAAGAGTTTCCTGCGTGATCTTATCTGTGCCACCTGTTAAGTCTTCAGCCATCGCCCCCTCATCCAGATCTTTTGGCTTGTAAAACAAATGAAGAGAGTTTTTATGATCTTTGTCCTTTCTATATCGACCGATGAAATACGAGCCACCATCAGCATCCTTTAAGACAATTTCAACGTGACAATTTTTTTTAGCAATTGCATTAATCACGTTATCACCGGTAACACCACGAGCAGTCTTACCGAACAAGCACCAATGAATCGCATCAGCAATTGATGACTTGCCAGAGCCATTACTGTTTTGGCTTGAGTCATCCAAGTTTTCACCTTTGATGCAAACTAAGCCGCGAGAATCCAGTTTCATAGTCACTTGGCCAACAGCCATGAAATTTTTAATATGTGCGCTTATAAACTTCATACTGATTCAACCTCCGCAAGAATCTCCAATGCAGCCTTTTTAGCTGCTGTTTTGTGTTTGAATTCAGAAGCATCGACCCAATCTTCAACACCCTTTTCCAGAGAGCCAAGCTCCGGTGCTTCTGCTGCATCTGGATCACGTTCGACCACGCTGGATGTTTTAATTGGCACGATCTGAACTCCTTCAGCGCCCAGCTCGAACAAAGTTTCGCGTAGCTCTTCTATCTCAGAAATAGAAGCGTCTTTCACCTTCATTCGAACGTAGTTGTTGGCGCAGAGATCAGGGAAGTCTTCTGGTTCACACTCAGTAAGATCAAGAAACTCTGGGGCATTGGACGGGTGATGAGTGACACCATCATCATCAACAATAAGAAATCCAGCTTTAGAGCCAATGTCACCCCATGTTTGATGAGTTAAAGCGCCTACTGAATAAACACCGTCACCTAGATCCCGGTGATTGTGATAGTGGCCGCTAAAAACACCTTTGAAGCCAAGCTCAGATAAAAACTCAGCCGTTAACCCATGAGAGGGAATATGCGGCAACACTTCATCCACTGGCGCATGAATGAAAAGCTCCACCTCTTGAGGGTCTTCAAGTTCAACCTTTGCGTGAACCTGTAATTCATCCTTAAGCTTTTCAACAGAGGAGATCCAAGGCACAAACAAGAAATCATCGATAAGGGTGATGTCGTTAATAACCTTGCATCCAACTTCACCTAGAGAGGAGGCTGCGTTGCCTAAATCATCAGACTCTTTACCCTGAAGATCGTGATTGCCCGCAATGATATAAACCTTTAGCCCAAGCTCTGTTGTAATACGTTTGTATGTCTCAAGCGTTGGATTTAATACGCTAGGCGAAACCTTTCCGCGAACGTGGAATAGATCTCCGGTGTGAATTAACGCTTTACCACCTGCATCCTTGACAGCTTTGGCAGCCCGCCAAGTCTCGTCCAAGATAATTCGAAGGCGACTATTAACGCCATTTGGTAATTGTTTTGAGAACGCACTCCAATCATGGTTGTGCGTGTCAGATATGATCCCGTAAATCATTTGATTTTAATCTCCTACTTTCGTGTATCCATAAGATAACGATACGACACTGGCGATACTAAAACATAAGTAAGCCATTACTTATTTTATTAAGCCAAAAAGTAGAGAAAAAAGAAAGTCACAAATAAAGATTTTGAATATTTCTTTAATTGCGTTAGGCTGGTTGTATCCTACAAAAAACGACTCATACAACCATTTGAGCACCCGTCTTCTGTGGGTAGAGATGCACGCAAAGAATTCTCACTCCGATGAAGGCTGCACTTCAGCTAACAACGATGAGAACACCCTGAACGTGGTTCCACATCTCGATGTTGGCGCTGGAACCGTCAATAACCAATCCATGTTGAGGGCAGCAATCCTCTTTATGGCGTCACCGGCCTGTGACGTTAAACTCTCAGGTGTTAATTTTCCTGGGTCGGCTCGGGGTTTGTTTCGGAGAACGTTATGTTCACCTTAAAGACTTCGAATTGTGAGGTTACGCTTGATATAGCCGCGATAATCCGAGCAGTTGCGATTATTTCGATTGTATTATTGTAATCTTTGGCGGGGCGGCTTTGGTCGCCCCAGACCTAAACTAAAAAATATCACCATCTTTTAGTTCATGTAGTCTCAAAAAAGCCTTTACCACCGAAAGATTAAAATTATCTTCTTCGAAGGTATGTTCTTGCTCAAAAATGATCTTTCCATCTTCGTTCTCAAAGTGAACATTCATTTTGAAGAGATTAAATAGAATATTAATTTCTGCGTTATATCTAATAACATCTAGCAGGGCAAAGGCATCATGATTAGAATTGCAGGCGTCATAAATGTGATCCGAAGCATCTAGGCTATTTAATGTCTTACGCCTAAACTCTTCCTCATCAATGATAACGGCAGCACTGCCATTAACATACAGGTCAGGACTTGGCTCATACCCAACCGCTCTAGCGCACTGTCTGTTTAGCTCTCTTTCTAAATCCAGATTATCCATATCTCATTCAATCCATTATTGTTTTGGCAGAGAGAGACTAACGATAAACAATCAGTTTGTTAAGTGGTAAAGGCATTGCCTCTACCACCGTCTCACCTTTCCTTTTGTTGATTTACGTTGTGGCCCATAGCCAAGTGGGGGCCTTGAGATAACCTTCTTGTCTTCAAACTCATCAACAACTATAAATTCGTGGGCAAGACCGTTTATGAGATCCTTGGGATATTCATCAACAAGCTTCACCTCATGATCAGTGCCCTCAAGATTCGATTCCAGAAGTTCTTTGAATCTTTCGTCTGACCCTAAAATGTAAAATTTACCCATCAACATCCACCTTACTTTCAATCTCATAAAGACTGTATTCAGCGTTTCTTGCAGCTTCATACTTCTCATAAAACTCATTGGCCGCATCCTCACCCACGACTTCAATAAGCTCCTTCTTCAGACAAAGTTTGCAGGGACTACCAGCTCTTGCTCTGTTGCCACAGTCGTTAGAGCACTTTGAGAATGTGCTGGCATGAATAGGCATTTGATGTTTGATGTCTCTTAAGATTTCATAGACCGGTCTTTTCTGATTCATGAATCACCTATCGATAGTGAGTAACGAACATCAGCTTGTTCTGCTCAGGGTTAATATCGAATAGATGCTTCAGTAGAACATCGGCAATCTCTTTTTCAGCGCTTAAAGATGGGTCATCACACTCGAACATATCAATTGATTGATGATCTGAAGACTTTTTGAGACAGCGACCAAGAATGACATATTTTCCGTTCATTCCGTCAGCCAAAACGTGGACTCCGCCTGGATTAATGTCGTCAATTTTAAATGCTGAATCAATATACTTATCAAGAGCCTCATGCTCCTCTTCTGAAAAGTGATTGTAAGGCAGCTTTACGCCATAAATAACATATTGATTCTTTTGAATGCTCATAAACTGAATTCCCCTTCTTTCTTAATGAAATAAGTAAGAGGCAGATAACGCTGCAACTCACCTCCTCGCTTCTTAAAGTTCATCACCTGGACTTTGCCCTCGTCATAGAAGTTCTTAAGGTGAGTGATATAAATGTCCCCACTCTCACGAACTCTCACACCAACATAAGCAATGCCTTTTGCTTTCATCTCTCCGAGCGTATCAACGTCAAGCGCCCAGCAAGCAATACCCTTTCTGATGGCATCACTAATGCTGGGCGCTCCGTTTCTGAAAATTTCTTTCTTGTCTCGATAGGCTAAATAAACACGCTTCTTAGAGGGCAACTCAAAGATCCCTCCATAAAGTCGTCTGTTCTTTCGAACATGCTCAATTAGGTGTTCATCCAGTTCTCTTTCGATCTTGATCATAATTAGGCTCCAATTCGATAACAGTTATCTCTTCAGCCAAATTAACGAATAAATTTCCATTGCAACGCCTCAAAATCTTCTCCATTTCATCGGGAGATTCAGGCTTCATGTGATTCTCTTTGTAATACGAATGTAAGACATTCTCTTTGGTGTCTACATGCTTTCCAGTTACCAAAGCTGTTCCGGCAACTTGATTATTCTTGTCGACCAAAGCGACTGTTTGCCCCTTAATAACGCGCTTAAACCAAGCTGATCTCAAACGCATTGTGTTAAAGGCTTTATCCGTCCCTTTCATATCGAAGAACTTGATTACTGGCATGTAAGTTGAGCAAGTTTTGACACTGTTAGAATGAGCATTACATGAGCTGCGAATACCGCAGTGATCACACAAGCTACCTGACTTTCTCCTAAGTCTGTAAAGACTGTCTTCTTCAAGAACGACATAACGAAGATTGGCATCGACCATTGATAGACTCCCCTTTGTTTTTAAGAAGAGTCTATCTGGAAATTAGCGTTAACCGCTGACTATTTGCAGGTGATTTTAGGCTTCAGCTAGCTTGGCCAATTCAATTGATTCATCATCTGTTTCCAGATCTTCTTCGCCTTTAGGAAGCATCGCCTCAAGCTTTGCTAGACCTTCAGGATCAGACATCAACTTGGCTGCTACTTGCTTCTTATAGAGCTTTGAGCCGTCCCATTCGATACGAGCACCAGCGGAAGGAATCACACCAATCTTTACCAGGTGCTCAAGCGTTGAATGGATATAATCGAAATAGCCCGAACCATCTTCACGGAACATGAAGCGCCACTGAGCTGATTTGAACGGTGCAGAACACTTGTTCTTGATTACGTTGGCTTTAACTTCTTGCCCCAAAGTGGTTTTCTCACCGCCTGACTTATCGACAATCATTGAACGAGAAAGACTGACACGAATAGAGGCGTAGAATTTTGGCGCTCTACCTCCGGGAGTTGTGGTTGGATCACCATACATAACACCGGGCTTTTCACGCACCTGGTTAAGAATCAAAATCGCCATCTGATACTTCTCAGCCATCAAAGCGAGTGTTGGGAAGATAGAAGAACAAGCCTTCGATAACGCCAAAGAGTCATTCATCCCCTGCTCTGTTACTTCCTTGGCAAACTTAGACTGAGGAATCATTGAAGCCAGAGAGTCGAACACAACACAAATAGGCGCGGCTGGATCGATCAACTCACCTTCACGAATGGCTTTAGCCACTTTGATTGTGTTGGTTACAGAAGCTTCGAAGGTATCTGGCGTCTTAAAGATCCAAGGCCCCGGAGTATCATCAAGCCCCATCCCTGTAGCAAGTGAAACGTCAAAGCTACGTTCATGGTCGTTGAACATGGCAACGCCACCCATCTCTTGAGCAGACTTCATTGCAGATGTAGCCAAAGCGGTCTTTCCGCAGGACTCTCCACCATAGATTTCGATAATTCGACCTACTGGAATTCCACCGTCATAGTCGCCTGAAAGCGCTTTGTTAAGTGGTTTGTATCCAGTATCCAACCAAGTTTGAACACCTTGAATTTCATCGTTGTCGCCTACTGCACTAACAACTGCGCCAGCCAATGCTGCTAAATCTGGTTTTTTCATAGTTCTACCTCACGAGAAAGAAATGGCTCGACAAATTCATCAAGCTTTTTAAGCAGTGAAACGAAAGCCAAGCGCTCAAACAGCGTCTTTAACTTGGCTTCGTTGTATTCGGATTTATTAATAACAAGATCAGAAGGGCGCTCTTTGTCACGCAGATCCATCAAGGTCATGTTGCGCTCATAAACCTCACGACCTTCATCTTCTGTGGCAAATTTAGCGATCTTCTTTCGGTATCGAGAAAGATCTGAGCCTTTTGGGATTTCTGTCTCTCCATCAAACTCTTTTGATTCGAATCGACTTAAGAAATCAGGCACAGAGCCATACTTCTCGAGGAAAGCAGGTGCACACTTCTCACCAATTCCTTCAACACCTGGAATACAATCTGATCCATCACCAATCAGGACTTTCGCCTGAAGGAAAAGATCAGCGTTGTCGTAGCCCGTTTGATCTTTGAAATTGCCAACAGAAGCACGTTTGTTGTTGTAAGGGTCAAACCAGCTCACACGTTTCTGAACTAACTGAATCCAGTCTTCGTCTTTGGTGATCAGAACAACTTTCCCATCTCTGGCAAGCTGTGGAGCTAACCAGCCAGCAATGTCATCAGCTTCGTTTGAAGCCGAACGCATTTGAGTAACACCCAACGCTTCGAATGTTTTCTCAATCAGCGGAGCAACCTTCTTGTATTTCTCTTTCTGAGCAATACTTACTGGGTTAGTGCTTCGTTTTGATTTGTATTCCGGCCACATATCAAAACGCCATTGCGCTCGACCATCCCAAAGAACAATAGGCTTATACCCTTCATATCGCTCAAGCAATTCACGCAATGTCTTTACCGAATGAAAGACCGCCTGGACTTCTGTTTCGCCAACATGCAGAGGATTCGCGTATTGAGAGGTGTAGCCAATCGCATTACCGTCAATTACTAGGTAATCCATATAAACCTCAAAATTTATAGATAAGAAAAGAAAGGGAGCGAACGCTCCCTTATTTGTTAACCAAGCTCTGCAAGCAGGTCATTCAGGTCGTCTTCATCAGAGGATGCTGACGTAGTAGTTGGCGATGGAGATACGTCTGATCCAGCCGCAGCCTTCACTTCGTATTCAACATCAATTGCATCATCTACCGACGCTGAAGCCAGGTCAGACGCAATAGACTCAGTTGCTTTCTCTGCTGGCGCAGGAAGCTTGCCATGAGTGGAAGAGGCCAAAGCAGTGATAGCTTTCGCTTTCTTGGCTTCACTTTCTTGTTGCGCGTAACCGTATAGATCTTCCATCTTCTCAAGCATTGCAGGAGAGGTTTCAGATTGCTTCTTGGCAAGTGACAAGGTGTAACGAGTGTCACGGCCAGAGCCAGAACGCTTAACTACAACATCGATGCCCATGTTCTCTTCGAAGTCATCACCTTCCAGTGCCATTTCTTCAAGAACATCCATCAAGTCTTTTTCAAAAAGAGACTTAGGGAATTCGTAAATTTGCGGCTCTGTTTCGCCTGCTGTGACATTGATTGCGTTAACCAATACACGACCTTTGGCGCGAGCTTCATCAAGCATTTTGAAAGTAGGATCATGCTCTGCGGCGTCCTTACCAAGACGAGAGCGAATTTCACGCTTACCGTCATTGATCATTTCGCAGATTTCACATGGCTTATCAAAAGTCTCTTCGGAGCAAACGTAAACCGCTTTTAACTGCCCTTTGTTGTCTTTGATGAAGTGATTTGCGAAAGGCTGGAAGAAAAGACCACGATCTTTTTCACCGCCAGGAAGGATTCGAAGAACTGAACGACCATCAGGAATTTTTGCTGTCTTCTTGAAGGTTGCTTTTTTACTTTCTTGGGTTTGCTTGAACTTTTTAAGTCTGTCTAATGCTGACATTTCATTCACCTTAATTTTCTGTTTTAACTGCTCTTTCGAGATACTCAAAGCCTACCAAATGTAAGTAAGCTATGACTTACTTTTTAAAGTTTAATTAGTTTATTTCCGAAGTCAACAGCTTAAGCTGAAATCTTCTCCCTACGATCGTTCACGGCTCTCGCCAAGCTTCGTGTAGAGCCGCTTTCGCTTACTGAAAGCTCACCTTCACGTTCAACATTTAAGCGCTTTGCAACCTGCGTTAGCATGTCACGGCGATGATTGAAAGACTCAAAGGCAGACTTAGCTAAAGCATGTTCGGCTTTAACATCGTGATAGCTATCCAGCGCATTCTGGTAATCTTCATTCAGAAGAATTTCACCTTCGATCATCTTCTCAGTGACCTTACGTTTTTCTTCTGTTGCTGCTGCCCTAACCTCACGATCAAGCATGGCATAAAGAACTTCCATACGCTTTTTGGCGGCATCCATTCTTCGCTGAATCTTTGAAAGCAACACACCATATTTTAAGTGCAATGAGGCTTGCTCAATCATGGCGTTGTCGAGTTCCAGCTCATTAAAGGCAACGTCTTTGTGAAGCTGATCTGGATCGATGCGACCCGATGGTTTGGCTTTGGGCTTCTCAACAACCTCTTCCGAAGCTTTCGTGCCTATTTCAGCCATCTCTAGCTCATCCAGGTCTTCAAGTAATTCATCAATATCTAAGTCGTCTGACATGGTTTTCTCCTGTTTAGTTAAATTAAAACCCTTCCCAACCATCATTTGGGAAATTTGTATTTGGCAATTTCTTCTCTCCTTTTTTCGATGTCTTCTCTTGTGGTATAGAGACCTCTTCGAAGACTTAAATTACCCCGTGAATATCTGGCAACAAGGTTTCGGGTTAGCTCTCGCTCCCTATCCTCTCGTTTATTTGAGAATAACTTTTTAATGGAGCGCATTGTCTTTTTGGCCCATATCTATTAAAACTTGAATTAGTTGACCTTCATCAGCCAATACTTCTTCATCTTTTCCGTTAGGCGATTCGTCAATTTTGTCCTTCAAGAAATCAGCTTGAGGAGAGTTTTTGCCAAAAGCCAACTCCGTTAGCATTAACCAATTACCAAGCGTTGAGTCTTGACCTGTTGATAGTTTCTTCATGATTGGCCCTCTTTATAAATATGAAGCATTGCAAGGTATTTATTGTTTTTCATTCTCCAAATATCGAAGTGGAATGTGTATTTCTCAGAGGGAAATTCCTTTACTGAGTATGCGCTTCTAATTAGCTCCTTGTTCTTTATCTGTAATTCAACAATGGTGTTTTTATATTCCTTCTTACGCCAGAACCAACCTGCCCAAGAGTTAGCAAGTTTCCACTTCAAAGAATAAATCTCATAAAGGTTTTTGCACATAGCATCAAACCAATCGGGATTATCGACATCTTTAAAGTCTATGTAGACTTTCACCAGAGTTTTCATGGTTATGACTCCATAGCCGCTTTGAAGTGAATTAACACCTCTTTAAAAACCGCATTGTGAGCAAGAACCCACTCGTATAGGTCATCATCTTCTTTCTTATCAACGGTAAGTCTTGCGAACATTCCGGCTGACTCTTCATAGCGCATTTGCAACCACTGTTCGAAGGTTTCCAAGCTGTTAACACCTGCATGTTTTAACAATGCCGATGTGCACTTGTTGATTTCAATCATTTTGGAATACGGAATCATGCCCGCAGCTTCCATCTTTTGATCGAGATCTTTAATCTCTTCCTTGGTCATCGATTTTTTCATGATCCACTCCTACTGCCGCTGATTCCTGTAACTTCAAAAGTGCTTCAAGATATTTCTCAGAACCGCCATAACGGAGGTTTCTTAGAGCATCGAAGAACTCAAGAATTTCTGCATGTGTGGTAAAAATCTTTGTTGGAAGGTGATAGGTGTATTCCTGATCGTAGTTAAACTTGATCTCTTCGCCTTTAACAAAGAAGTTCGCCAAAGCCTTCGTAATGGTTCTTGATTTATCAGCACTACAAGGCCACCCTTCGTGCTTTTTAATCTGAGCTTTAAAATGTCGCTCATAGAAGTTGCAATGAAGAAATAAATCCTCTGCCTTTTCATTTTTCGCTTTAGAACTTATTAAGCCCTTAAAGACATCAATTAATGGGCTTAATCCAAAATTAAACATTTCAGGGTCGCAGTTTTCGACGCACTTACCGGAATTTTGTAGTATTTCAGATTCAGCCAATTCCTCGTAAGCCGAAGTTTGTCTTTCTTTAGCGGCCACAAGTAATCCGTTTAACACATCAGACACAGCATCTTTATTTTGATCAGTCATCATTCACCCCTATTTACCTTTTAATCCACGAACCATATCCATCACGGTCGCAAACACATCGTCTAGACGACTTTGTTCGTCAGGTCGAAATGCGATCATGGAAGGGTTCATTCCAAAAACTATTGAACGGTCTTTCTTCTCGTCATAAATGACTTGGCCACATAGCTGATCCCAAGAGCCTTTGGCGTCAGGCCACACATGACGAATTGCAGCTCCACCCAAACAGACAATCACTGCTGGATTTAAAAGCTCAATCTCTTTGTCTAACGTGGGCGCTTGATCATTGATTTGATCGTTGGTCAGGGTCTTCTGCTCTTTAGGGCGCTTATACTTGATTAGCCCTGTCCAGTAGCCATCGTTCTTGTCTAAGCCACTACAAGCCATTGCTTGCTCAACTGGATCAGCAGTAATGCCCTCCATAAAGCGGCCGGCCTCTTCTTCCGACCAAGTGGCAGAGTCCGTAACAACCATGAACTTCGCGTTTGCCCCAATCGCAGGTTTAACAAAGAACTCGGTATCAAACTCATCGATCTTTGAATCCCTGGCATTCAACAATTCAGTCAAAAGCTCATCTTTGGTGTCAGCGTCCAATGTCAAAGCTCGCTCTGCCTTCACAACCTCATCAATCAACGCTCCCAGAGCTTCGATCTGAGCTTTTAATCGAGATTCATCCAAAGGCTCTGGCACTCCCTTCTGAATGGAGTAGAACGCGCCTATGGAATCCAGACGTTCAATGACTCGCTTGTTCACACAACGGCGATTCACGTTATCAATCAACTCTTCAACGCTTTTGAATCGTCCGCCACATAAGCTCTTAGCGTCTTTGATGCTCTGTAGCCCTTTCTCAGAGAGCCCCTGAATCTTTTCTAAAGGCGTAAGTAGAACCAATTCACCGTCATGTTCTTTGATCTTGAATTTGGTAAAGTCCGAGTCATTAATGTCCGGTGGAAATACTTTGACTCCGTTTAGCTTCGCGTCTTTCACAAGCGGAAGGATCTTCTCATCGGTATCCGCAACAGAGAGCGCGGCAGCGTAGAACTGAACTGGATAATTAGCTTTCACATACGCAGCTAAATAACTAATTACCGTGTAGCTATAAGCGTGAGAAGAGTTGAATGAGTAGGCAGCAAAACCTTCAATATCATTCCAGAAAGATTCTGCTGCTTCGCTGGCCATTCCGTCTTCAAGGCGTTTTAAATTTTTAATCTTCATAAGTCATTACTTACTTACTTTTAAATTTAAATTAATATCGCTCAATCACAGCGGTTTTACAACTGCTGGTGATCATCCCTTTCAAGATATTTAGTCAAAGCTTCCACCAATTCAGGGCTAGGCTGCTTGTTTTCTACAACGGTTCTAGCCATCTCTTGCAGTGTAAATTGCAAGGCTGAAGAGTAACTACAGCGACCCTCAGAATTATTTGCCTGGAAGTTAAGGAAATCTTGCATCAGATCTCTAAGAGGCTCATCCAACTTATAAGGTCTTGGCTTGATGCCCTTCTCAGCTTGCAGCTTTAAAGATTCCTGCTTCTTCTGAGAAAAGTATTCAGAACCGCGCTCTTGTGTATTGGACATTATAAACCCCCCTCAATTGTGTATCCGTTTTCGTAAGCCTGAAGGATTGTAACCTGATCCTCCACTTCTTCAACTGACACTTTGGTTAGAGCATGAACTTCTTTAACTTGACCATCCTCAAGTTCAATTTGCACATAGCCTGTTGTTGCGCCATCCATGAATTGCTTCTTCATGGAGGCCATCAAGTCAGCATCCTTCTTGCCTACCGCTTTACGAAGAACGTCGGCTTCTGCCATCGTAAAGCCACACATGTCACGGGCAATCTGCATCAACTGTTCTTGATAGATAAGAACACCATCCGTAGATTTAAGGGCGTCATTCGTCCTTGGGTGCGGATACGTTGGCATCTCGATTCCCTGGCGAATTTCGATGTATTTATCTGCCAATCCAGCATCTAATGGGCCAGGTCTATTCAGTGCTGTCACCGCAACCGCATCATCAAATGAGATAGCAGAACCACAACTAAGATCTCGCAATAGCTTTCGTGCTCCACCCTTCTCAAACTGGAAGATTCCAACAGTGTCACCTCTCCCCATTAGCTTCAACGTTTCTTTGTTGTCTAATGGAATGGCTTCATAGTCGATCACCTCAGAAGTAGTTTCTTCAATAAGATCTTGAGCAATGTCCAAGGTATCAAGCGTTGCTAGACCAAGAATATCGAGCTTAATTAAGCCCCACTCTTCTACCGATCGCTTGTCCCAGTTAACCGTTGTGTCTTTTCGAGTTTCAACAACCGCTCTGTTTACGATGGGTTCGCCCGCAACAACGATACCTGCTGCGTGTTGTCCTAACGCTCGATTCTGACCTTGAAGCGCTACTGCCTGTTCAAACACATCTTCGTTATCTTTAGCGAATCGAGAAAGCTCCGGCACTTCTTTTACGGCCTCCTCAAGTCGTGTGTCAGCCGGAATCAACTTCGCACAGCTCAGTTCATGAGGTAACAATCCAAATACTCGCCCTACGTCTCTCAATGCTCCTGACGCTGCAATGGTTGAATAGTTTGATATGCCCGCTACATTCTCACGGCCAAAATGCTCAACTAAGTGATCGATCACCATCTGTCGCTTGGAGGACTGAAAATCCAAATCAATATCGGGGTAATCAAGTCGATCTGGATTTAAGAATCGCTCGAAAATTAGATTGAACCGTAGAGGATCGACATCAGTAATACCCAACACATAAGAAAGTAATGATCCAGCCGCAGATCCTCGACCGGGACCGACTTTTACATCGTTCTCTTTGCACCAATTGACAACGTAACTAACCAATAAAAAATAAGAGCTAAAACCCATCTGTCGAATGACCTGAAGCTCATAAGCCAAGCGATCTTTATAGGGAGTAAGATCTTTTGGCTTGAATCCATAGACCTCAGAACCCAATCGTTTTTTAAACCCTTCAACAGCCAGTTTTGCTAACGTTGCGAATTCGTTTTCACTGAATGTTGGCAAGCACATTTCCTGCTTTTCCCAGTGATAGTCACAATCTGAGAATGCGCCCAGTGAAGTGTCATACACGAATATCGAAGCCCCATCGCTAATCGTGCACTTGCTGGCGATAGCCTCAAGTTCTTCAGGCGATACCGGATGAAGATCTCGGAAATGCGACACCTGAAAGAAGCGACTCATCACGTTGCCCTTAGTGATAACACCACGCATGATGTCTTTAGGAAGATCCTGCCCTTCCAAGTAATGAATAGGACGAGTAACGATTCCGGTAATTCCTTTCTCAAACATCGCTGAGACTGCTTTAGAGTTCATTGTATGATTGAGTAATCCTTCAACGGCATGAAGCTCTACGAGGATGTCAGACGTATTGCCGGACTCAATTAACTTATCCAGAAGCTCATCATGTTTGTTCGCATAAAACAAACCGTCAAATCCACCGGTCATCAACTTCAGGTTACCCTTTGAGAAGACTTCACAAACCTGGTCGTAAGATGCGCGTCCAGTGAAGTGAAACTGATGTTCTTGGTGTGCTTGCGTTAAAAGCCAAAACAAGTCCTTCATGCCTTCATTATTCTTGGCTATCAGTCGAATCCAGGCATGATCATTATCAATTGCCTTCTCATCCGAATTTCTGGATGGCTCTTTGTATTCGGCATCTGATACGCAATGTATGGTTACGCCAATATGAAGCTTGAAATCCTTGTCTTTTGGAAGAGCTTTCGTGGCGTTAACTAATCCATTTACCGAGTTAGTGTCTGCCAAAATCGCTTCTTTGTATCCAAGTTCAATCAAGCTATTGATTGCTTCTTTTGGGGAAATAATGCTTTCGCCCATTGAGAAGTTTGATTTAATTACAGGGATCATAATTTACTCCAAATGATTTGCCCTTCGACCTTTATCAGCTCGTAACTCTTGGCGATGTTCACAAAAGTTGAGACATATCGCTTGGCTGATAACTCGCTTACTGACAACACCTCTTGATAGTGCTGTCTCAGTGATAACTTGCTCGACCTGCTGTTCCTTTTAATCCAGCTCCACCCCTCACGCATGAAAGGGTAAAGATGAGAAGGAAAAGGATTTGCCTCTTTTGAAGCTCTTAAATCCAATCCATCTTTGAAAAGTGCGGTCAAAACTTTCCTGTCCCTTTCCGGTATGTTCATAGGAATATTCGCTTGGCTTGCATAATCGAACTTAACTGTCTTCGCAGGTTGCGATACCTCTGCTGACTTCACTTCGAGCTTGGGCTTATCCAGCTCCATTCTTCGAATGTTTTGAAGTCTCACAAAGGTTTCAGTGTTCGCCACAGAACTCGCTTCATTAAGATAATCTGAGGACGCATCAAGGCAGTTACGCTCATGCTCACACCCTTTGCATGTATCTGATTTAGGGTTGTAGCAAGTGAATAATCCAAAGCATCTAGGGGCTAACATGCTTAATCCCCAAAGATGCGCTGTGCGAAGCCAAGAACCTTTTCTTTGTCCATGTCAGAAAGTCGATTTATGAAGGCCAACTCAGCGCCTTTCTTGAAGCTGCCTTTCGCAAATCCAACTTTCGCAATGTTCAAAAGCACTCGTGGCCCAAGCGTGTTCGATGTTTCTTTGTTTAAGAAGGCTTCACGACACTTGGTAGCAAACTCAACAATCAATTTGGCTTCAGACATCTTCACGCCGCCGTTCTTATGCACCATGTCGATTTCAACCTTCTGATCCATGTATCCGAGATAGATCACGATGCCAAATCGTTCGTAGTTAGCAGAGTTACCTACGACTGTTCCGCCATACAGTCCCGTTTCGTCACCAGAACCGTTCGTATTTCCTGTCGCGCAGAAACGGAAGTTTGGATGTGGCTCAACAATTCTCCACTCTTCAGGGGCTTCTTTAACAACAAGAGGCTTTCCTTCTAGAACTGCTTGATAGCAAGAAAGGACTTCTGGAATGGCGAAGTCATATTCGTCTGCCAGGTAAAGCCATCCGTATTTCATAGCCTGTTGAAGTAAGCCTGGAACCCAAACCATTTCTTCGCCCTGAACTGTGTATTGTCCGGTAACGTGCGCCTCTTCCATGTTTCCTGTGTGTTGCACACGAACTGTTGGCCAATTGAAAGAGGAAGCAATGAACTCCCACAAAGTAGACTTACCTGTTCCTGCATGTCCCCAAATCATTGTTGGGATATTCAGTTCAAGTCCCATCACTGCGGTCTTGGTTTCTTCAGGCTGTGGAATGTAGTTTTCGAATGATTTCTTACATGGAATCAGGTGATTCCAGGCTTCATCAGATTCAGGCAGCTTTACTGGAATTGGATCGCCTGTTTTTGATTTGAATTGATCTTTAAGGATCTTTTCAGAAGCTAAAACTTGGTGAAGATAAGTTCCCTCATCTTCAGTCTTTTCAACTTCTTTAACGGAATCTGATGCCGAAACCTTCTCACGTTTGCGATTTTCAATCTGTAAAACAGCGTATTCAGAAAGCAACGGTGCTTCTGGGAACTCTTCGCTGTAGCGCTCAAGCGTATATTCAGGGTGCTCTTTCTTTAAGTGCGGTTTGATTGCGTGAGTCTTTGCACCACAGATTTGACAAGTAATTTGGGCTGTTGAGTTAGCCATTAAGTTATCTCCTAAATTGTTTCTTAACTTGTTATGCAATTCATATTACATGAATATTCAAATAATGTAAGTAATCTTTTACTTACTTTTTGTCGCCTAGTAAAGCCTCTGACAAAATACCCATCAAACTTTGAGGTAGCTCAGTAACGTCATCAAGCACACAGTTCTTTGGGTAGTAACTCACGACACTTCTGGTTTCAATGCCTACTCCAATAACATCGATACCCAAATCAGCCATCAGGTAGTCTTTAACAACCTTTATCATTTCATCGTGTTTACCTCGTTTTGTTCCCCAACCATAAGCCGGAGAACCGTCGGACAATACGATCATCAATTTTTTTGCTGACTTTTGGGTCATCAAACGCTTGGCACATAAGCGTAAAGATTCGCTATCGATGTTTTGATACAAGCAAACAGAACCACGTCCTTCATAACCTGTAAATGCCATCCTTCCTGTGGTCACTGGGTTCAAACTCTCGGAAAACGCTTTAAAAATTGGCAAATAGATCGGGCCATAAGAAGAGTAATCATCTGGATCATCACCCGCTCTTATCGATTCTCGAATTGCTTTATGTAGTTCTTCTGAATCAGTTTCGCGCCCCTCAGCCGTGAACCCAATAACTTCATTGTTGATCTTTAATCTGCTCAAGACACTAGAAAGTGCATAGGCAGACTCCATAGCAACCTTAATCCTGTTCCCACTCATAGAGCCTGAACAATCAACTACCAAGGATACATCGACATCCTTGGCGGACTTCAACTCCCTCTGATAGAACACTCGATCGTCACCAGATTTCAGACGATGCAATGAAGCAGTGTTAATTCGCCCCTTTCGCTTTCCACCCATCTTTCTGGCTCTGCTCTTAGCGGCAATAATTCGCTCAAGCGTCTTTTGCAGTGGCCCAGTAATTTTATTGCTTTTATCTACTAGCTTTTCAGCGAGATACGATTGGTCACTTGGTAGGTTTGGTGCGTAGTCAACCAAGTCGAAATCACGACTCCAAACAGAGAAATCCCCGGAGTAACTATCCGGCCGAGACATAGATAAAGCGGTAGAAACGTCCCCGTCAAAATCGCGCTCTTCGAAGTCGCCAAGACTAAGTTCTTTCGTTTCTCCTCCCTCAAAATCAGGTTTGCTTGCAGAGTCATCCTCACCTGACATTCCTGAGTCATCTTTCTCTTCTTCACCTGGCTCTTCACTGCCAGAACCGTCCTTGTCGACATCGGCTTCGTCAGAGTCGTCTTCTTTTGATTCATCTTCACCATCAGACTCAGAGTCGTCTTCTTCGGGATCTTCGTCTTCTTCGGGATCTGCTGGCTCCTCACTGTCATCGCCATCTTCGTCTCGATCACTAGAACCATCGCTTCCTTCAGAACTGCCTTCTTCGCTTGAATCCCCTGACTCACCCTTGCCGTCAGTGGCATCATCTGACTCATCTGACTCATCTGACTCATCTGACTCATCTGGTGAATCTCCCTTGTCGCCGCCCTTATCGTCAGGCATATCGGGTTCTGGTTTAGATTCTTCGTCTTCGTCTTTTGGAGGGAAGATCGCCTCAAAGATTTCAATCGACAAGTTAGCGCCATCAAAACTGTCTTTTAAATCCTGAATTCGATCTTCAAAGGGCTTTAGTCGATCCCAATAATCCGACAGACCTTCAGCTTCAAAATGCTCTAACAAACATTTGAATTCTGAGTGTCCACCCAATAGACGAATCATTGGAATATATGAGTAGTTAAACAACTCTTCGGTAGATTTGGCTTCTTTGATCGACTTCTTAAAGAAGTTCTCAATGTAATATTCGCGGGTAGAAGACAAGTTGCTCCCGGAACCTTTGTATTTTTCTGCCTGCTTCTTCTCAATGAAAACATCTTCAACGGCATTACTCGTTGTATTCAGGAAGTTAGCAAAATTTTCTGGAAGCTTTCTTTTCTTAATGTATGGAACAATGATCTTCTTGTAGGCGTCAGGCTCAGTAAACAAGGCGTGAGCACACTCATGATCCACGAAGCCTTCAATTGCTTTAAGGAAATCGTCAGGCGCATCATCTTTGATATAGGGGATATTGATGACGGATGGCTTACCATCTTCATCATACGAGCAATAGGCGTTAGAGCCACGTTGGGTCACTTTAATATCGGACTCAGAAAGAATCCGTGTCACAGAGACGACTTTGGCTCTGAGTAGTTCAACTCTTCTTCTAGACATGATTTAATTTTCTCCTAAAATCTGTAAGTCATTACTTACTTATTTATTATAAGCAAAAAAATAGGGAGTGATACAAGATCTACTCCCCTCTTTTTTCTATTTTACTTGCCTAGATGACTCGTAAAGATAGCTCAAGATAACCTGACATCCCACCAATGAGGAGTGTCTTCGTGGCGTTGATCTTGTTGAAAACAATAACTTCCAAACCTCTATACTTACATTCTTTCTCTATTCCGGCGGCCTTCCCTAGCGCCACATACTTATCTGCGAACTGATCTATCGTCAGAGGGTTCATCACGGTCATAATACATCCATCCTTAATGACTTGTTTATACTTTAGCGGGTATTGCGGGCTTGATTTTAGTAAGTTAGAACTTATTGTCAATAGTCCGTAATATTACGGATGGCTAATAAAATCAAATTCTTACATTTGTCTATTTCCATCCCAATTTTGTTACCGCTGATCCAAAAGTAAGTAATTTTTTACTAATTTTTTATGACACCGTTTGACTTCGATACTTAATTTACATTTAATTATTGGCGTTCCCAGGACTTGTTCCATCTGGCTTACTAATATAAATAGAAACTTACTTACTAATAATAAAACTATAAATAATTAGTAATTAAATAAATGCCAGGAATCCGAGGGTGGAACGAATGACTATGTATCAAGAAATAAGGGCTGATCAAGTGGCTAAAGTATCGGGAAGAAGAAAGAATCCCCTAAAGAGTAAATTCGAGGATTTTACTAATTTCATTATTCAGAGGCAGGAACAACTTGGTGTAAAAAACATCGAGTTAAATTCAGAACTAGGCTTCAAGAGTCCTAATGTAATTGCAATGGTAAGACAGGGAAAATGTCGTCTCCCTGTAGCTTCATTAGCAAAGACCGCAAAACTGTTAGAAGTAGACCTGCGAGACCTACTTTTCTTTTACCTAGAAGAATACGAACCAGATCTTTTTGACGTTTTCTGGGAAGTTAAAGGTGAATATCTAACAGACGATGAAATTCTTTTGGTTTTGAAATACAGAGAATTCAAAAAAGAAAACAAGATCAAGTCCGGCCTTGATTTCGAAGTTGATGGCGCAGGCGAAACCCTGAATAACGCTTTTAAAGCTTTGAGATAGTAATTTAGGACTTACTAAAAAGCCCTCAGTAGAGGGCTTTTTTTGTGGCTATTGGAACTACGTTATTTATTTCAGTGCCATTTAGATGACTTTCCCAAAGCTCTAACGCCCATCTCTTCTCATCTAGATAATCATAACGGTCATAGTGTTTGGCGCTAACATCACTCTTCATCGCGTGATTTTGAATTTTATCCCGAATTTCTTTTGGAATACGGAGCTTGCCCATTAGAGTCTTGCAGGTTCTCCTGATGTCTCTAGGCACAAACTGATTGAAGTCTGGGTGTTCTTTTCTGAATCGATTAACGGCATGAGCGAGACTTTGAGGGTTATAAGTCTCTTCTGGATAAAGTGTCTTTGGGAAAAGATATTCGCTTTCTTCAAGGCTCATCATCTCTTCGATTATAGCTATCGCGGTATCTGTTAGAGGAACTGTGTGATCCGCCTTATTCTTGGTTATAACCCCAGGCATGAAGAGTATCTTCTCATCAAACCTTATGTATTCTCTTCTAATAAGGCAAAGCTCGTTAGGTCTTTGCCCTCCGCTATAAAAGCACAACTTAAGCAGCAAGTAGGACTTACGACCAACATTCTTTGTTTTGAGAAAATTACCGAATACAAAATGTATTTCATTCAAGCTCAAAAAGTTATTACCTACACCTTCTGCGCTTGTTTGCTTTGGAATGGGTGTAACCGGGTTGTATTTCAAATCAAAGTTCATTTCTGAATACATGTTTGCCGGATCGTTGTCGTGCTTCAATCCATAGTTAAAGGCTGCATGTAGCCTTGTTCTTATTCTATTCGATTCTACAGGAGCACCTCTGTTTATCATTCCAGCTAAGATCTTAACGATTTCACTGGTTTTTACTTCTGAGGCTTTAGTGTCTTCCGGTATGTGAGGATAAATCTCACTTTCTAACCTTTCCTTGGTGATCTTAAAAGTTCTTTTACCGGTTCTCTCCATCCAATCAACATAACTATCGATAAGCTGTTTTATCGTGCCTCTGTTTGACATCTCAGCCTCTCGTTTTGCTTCGAGTTCTGCTGCTTTTTGAAATTCGGCTTTAGGGTCTTTTCCTTCTGATAGCATGTATCTTATTTCTTTCGCCTTTTCTCTGGCGTCAGACAGAGATAAAACGGGAAAGTCCCCAATGGTTAGAACAATCCTCTTTCCATCTTGCCTGTAGATATAAACAAATTGTTTTCGACCGGACGATAGGACTCTGACCCCTAAGCTTCCTAGTCCTCTGGTTTTGTCGGAGTCCATCTTGTAATAGCTTTTAGGCTTAGATGGTAAAACCGATATTTCTTTGAAAGTAAGCATGACACGACCTCTTTAAGATTCTCCTAATAGGTCGCAAAAAAGTTAGTGTCGTTGTTAGTGTCGTTAGTGTCGTTAGCGGCTCATTTATAATTTTGACATTTCATCAAGCCCAGTTAATATGCGGACTTTAGAAATGAGCGTTCGCCTCCTAAGCGAGTGATCGGGGTTCGAGTCCTCGTGGGGAGGCCAGCTAACATGCGGGTTGCAGACCATTCCTTGTCTTCACCCCTTCCCTTACGCCCATTTTTAGTGTCGTAATTAGTGTCGTTAGCAATCGACTAACAAAAAACGCCTAAAATCAGATTTGCGATCCTCAGTAACAATTATACCCTTTAACTCTGCACTTAAAAAAAGGTAGAGTAATATCTAATTGCATATCACATTAGATATGTAAAAAATTTTCGCGTATAGTCGCCCAAACTTTTTTTGGAACTTGAGTGATGGCTTACACAGTAGCGGATCTTGGTAGCATAAATAGCACCAAGATATATAAGGCATTATCAAATACACCTTTCATGTCTAGATTCATGTCTAAACAGATAAATAAGGTTTCCTCTTCTGACGTTCATATTTTTAGGTATGCACTTAAAAAAGAACTTGGTCGAGAAGTAAGTTTCAAATTCATGGAAGCTATTCAACGGGCTGCAAGAGCTGTTATTGCTAATGGCGAAAGCAACGTCCAACCTTCTAAGCATCTTCTATTTCCGTTTCTGCCCCTTATGGAAACGTTAGACGACTTTGTTGAAATCATTGAGTCTCTACCTTCTGATTACATGGACGCCGCTATCGTGTGTCTTGAGGGTGGTATCACGCCTAAACGCTTAAGCACCCTCCGTTGGTCGGACAAGAAAGTGATTAATCACCTTATGGATCAATCGGAAGGCATTCGTATAGTGATTAGAGGAAGAAACAAGGTCAGACTGCTTACTTCAAACTTAATGTTCTGGAAGTCCAATGCAGACGGTAGACCAGAGCCTTTGATTGATATTGAGGAAGTATTCTATGAAGCTTTTGGCTGTCCTTGGCCGGAAGTTGTTAAAGATTGGAATTCCCTGGCTTCAGTTAACAACTCTGAGAACGCCAAAGAATTCGCTGATCTTATTGAAGACGAAACGGGCTATCGCTTAAGAGAAGTTAACTAGATTGTTCGCAAGGAAAGGCGTTCTTAAAAGCGACAATGACCATTAAGACATCTCTTTTGTGCAACATTGAAGGGTTATCTTCAAGGTGCTTTATAGCAACTCAATCATGACAATACTTTCCTCACTTTCTTTTGAGTCATTGGATCACTCAGAAACAGGCGAATCAAAACTCTTAGGATGCCAGAGCTATCAATATCTTCCTCGGCAATGTTCTGAAATTCTGCCACCTTGTCTGTGAACTCGACCTTTGTTTTTGATGACACACGAACGCAGATCATCTCCTGCTTATTTCTTCTTTTAGGCGCTTTATTAACAATGCCGCCATCCCTTCTCGCTTTATCTAATCTTGTGCTTGCTGATTCTAGTTTTCCCATTTTTCGATCAACTCCACAGCCAATGAATTAAAATCTTCTGAACTCTCTGATGCCGGGTTATAGAGGTAGACAGGTGAACCCACTGCGTTAGCCTGGTTAACCGTTTCTCTCTTTCTAATAACTGTCTTCAAGACCCGATCTTCTATAACTTCCAACTTCTCATTCATGAATTCATTGATCGTTTTCGTTCTTTGATCGATCATCACCTTCAAAATGTTGTATTTGAAATCATGAGTTTCTTTGACCTCCTCAATGACATCGAATAAATCTGCCACGCCATCCAGCGAGAATTTGCCGTCAACTGGTATTAGGAATGTGTCTGACATTTGTATTGCATTCACCACCGCCAGATTCAGTGATGGCGGGCAATCGATAATCACGTAATCGTAATCTATGGCTATTTTTTCTATGTGGCGTGATAACAGTCGCTCTCTGTGAGTTCGGGTGACGCATTGTTCTATTACTCTGCTCAGATGGATACTTGATGGGATCAAATCTACGTCACAAGCGTCTGCCGATCTTATAATGTCTGTCATCAACTTATATGAGAACTTATTATTAATAAACAGACTGGCGATCGTTTGTTCTACGGCTAATTCACAATCTTTAATTAATAGTGACGTTGCGTTTGCTTGTGGGTCTAAATCAAGCAGAAGCACTCGCCTAGCATTGTTTGTCAGAGCTACTGATAAGTTAACGGCTGTTGTGGTTTTCCCCACCCCGCCTTTCTGATTGGCTACAGATATGATCTTAGTCATGATACGTCTCACGTTTGTAAAACAGGTGTTATTCATTTGTTTTACAAACGTAGAACGAGACGTTGGCTTATTGTTAAAAACGCCTGCTTTTATTTGAAACTTTTTTCAACGTTGATTGGGTTCATTCCCTTCTCGCAGTTACGGCATGAGTCTCTGCCTTTTACTCGATTGTCTGCATCAATGAACTCCTGACTGCCATCTCTTTTTGTTACGATGCGCCCGGTATAGCGGTTGTTCGAGTCATAGACGTAACCTTTTTTGTCCATGTATCCCTGGTAGCGATTGTGTTCATCGTAGAATTCCTGATTTGCAATTGAACCTTGCGCCGCAGTCAGCGCGATCATTAGAGCTAAAAATTTCATGCTGTATCCTCTATCAATATAGTAAGTCATTACATACTTATATATGAAAGCGAAATTGTCAAAGAATTGGGATCTAAAAAAAGTGGAAAATTTGGAAAAGTATAAAACTGGATATTAAACCAGTTGAAAGCTATTTCAGATAACAAGTATTATCTGAAATAGCCCTTCCACACAGATTGGGGAATTTGCTAGAAGGGCTAAGATTTAAAACTAAGCTGCGGCGAGTTTGTTGTCTTTGATAAATTCTTTCTGTAGATCAGCTACCAACTGATTTTCTAGAATCGAATAAACATGTGGCGCAAACTCGCTGTCACTTAATGCTAAGAACTTTTCAACCTCCCTTCCGTTTGAATTCATTAGTTTAATGAAGCACTCAATAAAATCGTGCCCTCTAAGTCCATCCGTTATCTGCTGACCAGAAAAACCTGCTTCACTAATGTCTTGCAGAATATCCAGAAACCCAAATAGGTTCATTTCATTGATCACCTGACTATGGAATTCAACATTACTGAGAATTGTCTTTTCGACGTCCCCCAGAAACCCACATTGATCTGAACTAGGAATTTCGAGACTGATATTCGAGCCTTCGAAGTTATTAATAACGAACGTCCCTTGCGGGAGTCCTTTTATTAGACTGCATGTATGTATCGCCCCATAAAGAATGTTGACCACCTCTTTCGATGCAGAACCGTCAATCCGCGAAACAATTTCCGCAATGACTTCCGTGACATTCACACCGTTGTTTAGTTGATCAATCTTCTCTACTGGCCAGCCAACATCGACACTCAGCATAAGAGGTTTTTTTAGTGAAATTTTCGCCATAATCTCTCCTGTGTTGTTATAGCTATTATTAATCTTCTTGTAAGGTCAGTTTTTACCAAGACAAGAACTATAAGCGTCATAAAAATGACCATCTGCTCATTTTCGAGCTGAAAACAGTTAATATTTTTTAAAAAATTTATGCAACATCGAAAAATTCAAATCCCATTAGTCTCAGATTTTCTTTGTTCTACCGAGACAAAATATACACTTTGTTACACTACAACAAAGCACGCAACATATTGTTTTTATTAGAATTATTTTCAAATCCAAACCGTATCAAAAATTAATTGTCTATATAGGCAAAAAAAGTGACTTATAAGTCACACATATCTTTTTTGTAAAGTTTTGTAAGTAAATCGCAGTTACATTCTGTTACATCGAATTTATGTCCGAAAATAACCGAAATCCTCTTAATCTCGTCACATTGTCGTCGCTAACAATTCGAAGATTACACAGTTTTCAGGAAAGATTTCAAAAGAAAGAGTGGCATCAAGGCAGTCGACACTAGGTAAAAATCGATCACGCTTAACAATAAATAGATTAATTTTTGATCTAAACAGGGAGTTTTTAGTGAAAATAAGTGGTCACAAATTTTAGGCGCATCTCTATTTAAATCCTCAACGGTAAAATGGAATCTGTCAGGTAACTTTCTTGACGTTTGATTGAATTTGAGAGCTAGATCACAAAAACAAATTTTGGGCGCTGAAAGCGTTCAGATCGTGAAGCATCGGCCAAAACCAATACTTTATCATTAGTCACTATCTGTAAGCCCCGCGTAGCGGGGCTTGCTGTGAAGGTCAAACAATAGATTTTTTATTAATTAGCCCCACCAGGCGATCAATAACAAGACCACTCAGGAAGTAAGTATGGCCCGTCGGCTTGTCCGCTGCGGTATTGAAAGAGTCGCAATCCATCTGCTGAATGTTGTCGGGTGCTTTCGACAGATTCTCTACCCCTGTATGTCCAAGGCGACGAGATGCGATGCGATTTTTAAGGTTTACGACTTTTGAGCCACGCAAAGCCAGATCATCACTAGCGAACAAAACTAAAACCTTCTTTGCCGCACGAGAGATTACTGAGCCACGATTTCCACGATGCAATGTTTCGTTAACCACATCAGCAGCAGCCATTGTGATCGAGCGGAACATCAATGGCATATCACCAAGCTCCTTCTCAACATAACAAAGAGACTCACGCAGAACGCGATTACCCATTGAGTGAGCGATCACTGACATTCGAATGTCACACAGGTCGTCCTGCTTCTGTTGCCACTGAAACATTTTCAGAATTGCGCGACCAAACGAAGCGCCGGAAGCATCTGCTGACTTCTGATCGTCCCAGTAATCTTTAACTGCGCCAAAGTCATTGTCCGTTGGCCAGATGACCGGGACTACAAGTGTTTTACCGTGTCCTTGCTTTGTGGATTCAGTATCAATTTTTTTCTGTAGCTTCTGGCTACGGATGATCACGTCAATTGGAGTGTTGCTGTATCCATGAATGTAAAACAGCACGTTCTGAACGTCTGCCGCTCTCATAGAAGCAAAGAACTTCTCCGATCCACACTCACGAATAATTCCTCCGTAAGCCACGCTTTTTGAGTTCAACTTACCCAGATCTACTGATGTCGCATCGACAGTCTCACAGAAGTAAACTTCACCGTCAGGCATGTTTGCTTCTGGATTGAACGTCTTTACGTCCTCTAATTCATCGGCTTTAGCTTCGCTAGTTTTTCGATTTGTGATTATGTAGGCCATAAAACCCTCCATCAAAGTAAGTCAGGACTGACTTATTAAATTAATGAAAATTTAGATCCATTTCAAGCTGTATTTCAGGTTTTTCTTCTGGATCTGGCCAAAGTGCTTCAGCCATAAGCTCGGCACAACGCCCAACCAAATACGCTTTGGCCTCTGTGTTCTCGATAGTTAAAGGAACGCCCTTCTCGTCCAAAACCATGTCTGCAAAATGACTCGCCTCATGCGCAATGGTATTGATAGAGTCATTCTCTATCAGAGCCGCATAATAAGGGCGCCCCTCAACATTGAATTGGAAAATCTGGCCATTACTGCCCTCGTGATACTCAGCCTCAAACCATTGTGCGGTTTCTTCCCCAAATAACCCTTTCATAGTGGTGTGCATATCTTCGTAATCGCTGAAGACAACTATTTGAGCCTCATAAGGGTCAAGACTGACAACAGAAAATACCTGGTTTCGTTCTAACAACATTTCTACCCTCCCAATACAGCCATGTATGAAAACCCTGCAATTGAGGTTACTTTGATCAATCCACTGAAAAAGCAGTAAACAAAGAGCCACTCTTTCACTTGCTTGAAAAACTCGCTTTGGTCGTTATCGATAAATACCGCTAGGCCAAAAGAGAAGATGAATGTGTTGATCAATACACCAAAGATCATCATCGGTGATTCACTGTTAATCAGCACATCCATCAATATTGCGAGAATTACTGTTACCCAATACATCACTAAACTCCCACACCGTCTTCTACGGGCTTATCATCGCGGAAACGAATAAAGCGGGGATGTCGAAGGGACTTATCAGGGGTAACTTCGTGATACTCGACCTCGACTAAGCGACCAATATGAGAGTCTTTATCTAACCAGATGGATTCGCGTAACTCGTCCGTTAATCCTGATCCGACATTTACAGTCACACCTTCGAAGTTAACAACCAGAGCACCAAGCTGTCCTTCAAACTTACCAGTGCCCTCTTGTAATCCGGTGATCTCCACATCGACTGTGTTTCGATCTTTGATTTTTA